GTTCTTTTGCTAACACCATATTGATCTTGAGAATAACATTTCAAATCAAAAGTTCTTTGAGCCATACCATTCACAACTATATCTACAAATTTAGATATAATAGGTACTGGTGTCCAGTCTAAGTTTAAGTAGCTTAAGTCACCATTAATAGATAACTCATCTTTATATTTTTGTATTGATTGTTCTCCTCTAGCATAAAGTCTTAAATTGTGAAACTTGTTTTGAGAATGAAGATATTTATTTGAGTGAGCTCCGTGGAACCACTCATTCTGTATAGCTTTTGCTACCTTTAAACCATACTCCTTAGTTGATTTTTCTAGGTCGCTAACTACTTGTGAAGGAAAATTTGCATGTACTGACTCAGCCATATTATCGTTTAATTATTTTTGAATTTACTCCCTTGTTGTTATACTTAGAAATATTTAAGTTTAACTCTTGTTTTTCTAATCTTGGGTTAGGTCTGTACAAATGTCTGTTACAAGCCATTATAGCTAAACCAGAACTTATAGAAGCGTCATACTTGGTTCTTCTATTTATATCAAACCTACTCCAGTCGTTAAGTGTTACGTTAAAATACATACCACCATGTGTCCCATCTTGCTTCATACCAACGTGATCTTGTATATACATCTCGATAGCAGCGGCATGAGCCTGCTTAATGTCTTCACTAGAGTTTGGTATTCCACCTACTTCTTTTTCCGCTACAGATAGCTTGTTCCAAACTTTATCAGGTCTGTTCATACTAAAACCTCTATAACCTCTTCTTCTAAAGTAATACAATAATCTTGGTTTATTATTTTCAGCTAACAAAGGCATGCCATAAAAAACACAAGCCATTAAAACATCCTCAAAAAACATATCAGCTGTTTGCGGTCTAGCTAAGTATTCAAGAAAAAAACTATTAGCCGGAGCGTCTTCCATGGAGAATTTTGTTAATCCGTGTAGTGCTCCTTTTGAACCTTGACCATCTACAGTACCACTGATATCGTAACTATCACAACCAAAAGCACCAACATGCTCGTTTCCAGGGTATCGTATACCATTTTTTATAACTACATTGTTTTGTATTGGTTGAGGTGGAACCCAAGATATGTTAAACCTACCATTTATGTCTGGATAAAATATAACCCTAGAGTCCTTTACCCCGTTTACCCACTGAAAATTACCTTTTGTTATACCCAAACTTCTACCAAGCTCTTCGTTGTAATCTATCTGCTCGTATATTTTTGTTAAATTAAATATACTGTTTTTTGCCTCATCTCTAAAAGCGTGCTCTGTAGTTCGAGGAAATTGACGGTAAAACTCATTTAAAGCATCCGGATCACCCTTCAAACCATCAGCCTCGTTTTGCCAGTTATCTATTACGCCTACATCTATCAGTTCACCGTCTGGGGCAAACACGTCGACATCAGGAGTAGTGAAAACTGGAACTCCGTGCTCATCAATAAATCCTTCGTAGTTCCATTCCATTGGGATAAACAAAGAGTATAAACCAGACTTTGTCTGACCATTTCTATTTCTTTTTGAGACATCGCTTGCATTGTATAGTTTTTTAAAGTTATCGCCTCCTTTATCTAAAGCGTTAGATGTTGAACCCATCATGCACTTACCTATAATTCTACTACCTAATCGTAAACATGTTTTTGTAACTCTCCAGTTGTTTAATATATTGTCAGGTCTTTCCCACTTACCACTTTCATCATGTACTAGTAACGCTAGTTTTTCACCGTCATAACTATTGTCTCCAGTATTTTTCCAATCTATAGTTGTATCTAAGCCTTTTATATTCTCTAGCTTTTCGTTTGTTGTTATCTTTTTTCTAGTAAACTTACTAGCAGGTACACGATAAGCGAGCTCGGATTTAGGACGGTCCATACCATCTTGAATAGGTTTAAAGAAAAATGGATAGTTTATACTAATAGGTACTACCTTGTCTGTAAACATTTTTTTAGCATCAGCTCCACTTTTTGATAATATACCATATCTACTATCACTTGATATAGTGGCTTGATTAACCGCTTCGGCTGACGACATAAAAGAAAATCCAGAACGTCTGTTTTTAAGATAGCACATCCCATAACATCTTTTATCTGCTTTACAAGCTTCCCAAAATATAAAGAACAATCTATTTGCCTCTCTAAAATCCGGTGCGCCTACATCTATCTTACTCCACTGCAAATACATATAGTGAGCGCCTGTTATGTATGTTGGCTTACCATTGTTAGTAAACCAAAAACCTTCGTCTCTTCTCTTGAACTCTTCGTCTATGTAATCAAACCACTGCTCTTTTTGCTCTTCAGGATAACTTCTCCAGTCGAATATATTTTTTAACCTACTTAATTCTTGTGGTTGATCTAATTTTACCCATTTGTTTTTAGGGTGCACGTACACTGTTTTCGGTTCAAGCGGCAACCCAATTCGCAAATTTTGAATCTCCACCACTTGTCCAATTTTTCCAGTTTTAGAGATAACCACGATATCATGCTCTTTATTGTATCCATATTCCCATTTTTTGTTTTTATTAAGCCTGCTTATTGTTGTTTTTTTAACAGGATCTATCGTTTTTACTAGTGTTTGCTCGTACTTCATTTTGATCTACCTTCTGCGAAACCCTTAAAGACTTGCTCTTTGTTTTTCTCAGGTGATCTACCTTCAAGTAAGCTTTCTTCTTCTTGGATTCTGTTAAGTATTTCAAATGCATCAAATATAGCGAGTTTCTTTGTCGCAGCTGCATTTTTAAGTCTATCTGCTGATATATCATCGTCTGAATCAACGATTGCTTCTTTAGCTACTTTAATTAGCTCTTCAACTGCTTTCTGCCCAGCTAGGATTATATTCTTCTTCGTTTCCTTGATATTCATATTTTATTGTAATTAAATTTGATAAAACTCTATATAGTCTTTGTCCGTCCACAACAAACTCGTATTCAGAACCAGGGTGAAAACCAACTAAACAACCAATTAAACTTTTTTCTACAGAATACTTAACTATACCTATACAAGGTCTTTCACTGTTATTATCGTAGTTGTCTATGCTTTTGATTGGTTTTATAAAACAATATTCTTTTGGTGCTATCCAATCTTTATTTCTTTTGTACAAAAATATTTGATCTTCATTTACAAAATATTTATTTTCTTCAAAATAGCTTCTGCTGTTTTTCTCTTCACCATACTGATTTTCCCACCTTCTAAAAACATTGTGATGTAATATAACCTTATCACCAACTTTTATATTACTATTAGTTATTATAGGCGATGATAATACTTTGGCTTCTCTATTAACATACTTGTGATTGTACATTTCTGTGTTTAATATCAATTCAGAATCACCAACATTTTTAGTATTATTATATCTACCACCAATAGGCTCAACAACAAAGTTATAAACGCTTTTCATTATAAATCATGAGCTTCTACTTCTTTGGTTTTAACGTTCCAATTGTACTCAGTCTTATTATCAGATTTTGATCTAACAGCTTTCATCATTTCAGCGTCAGACATTTTATCCATGTTGTTTTTTATGAAAGTTTTTATTTCTTTCTTTCTAGCCTTATCATCTAGCTTTGTAAATGGAGACCACCCTGCTTGTTTATATGCCATAATTTTTAATATTGTAAGTTATACTCTACAGATACAGCCATGTTCTTGTTGAAGTCTTTCCAAGGTAAAACCTCTTTGTTTTTTGTTATGTAAACAGAAAACTTAGTTTCCTCTTCTACTATATCACATATTTTATGTCCACCGTATACTTCTTGACCAACAGCATAATGCATAGCATCATTTTTGTAGTCTTTACCTATACTAATCTTTCTTATTAGCTTCGTCATTTTCATTATATTTTATTTCACCAGTGTTTATGTCTATATCTAGAGTACCATACTCTTTCATTAGTTCATCTTGCATAACTGTTAATCTTTCGTTTATCGCAGCTAACTGGTGTATTAGACTATGTTTTTGGGCTTCAAGCGTTCCTATGCCCATTTTGTTTTCGTTTATAGCCCCAACTATTTCTCTTAATCTAGTTAATTCTTCTTTTTTGATAATTTCAGGTTTAATACCTTTAAGTTCTTTTATCATTTTACTTGTGTTTTTTGACATTATATTTAATTTAAGTTTATTTTGTAACTATATAGTTACACGTATTGTAGATAACTTATTAGAATGGTACGTTACCCGCTCCTGTTGTAACGTCACAGTTACCGTTTTTTGTAAAATTATGTGTTCCATGAGTTGACCCCGAGTGATCATCAGCACCATTAGCATCGTCCATGGGTAACCAAACTAACAAACCGTCTGCTTGTGTTTGTGTGTAAACTCCAGTTCCTTGATTACCTGCTAACGTTGGGTTTCTCATTGCTGTACCGCCGGCATACAGATATGTCGCTGCTGCTTGGTCTAACTCAATACCTTTCCAAGCCATGAACTGACACATCTTACCAGCTAAATCAGACAAGCCACTTGCTTTTCCAATATAAACAGCAGCAGCTGTATCAACCATTTCACCACCAGTACCACCCGTATTATTAGTGTCAGTTTGTAGAACTCCATTTATGTAAAGTTTCCAACCTGTAGGATTTCCATCGTGAACCCAAACGTGATGCTCCCAATTGGTGTTAAATTGATTTTCAATAACTCTTCTTTTGTAAGCACTACCAGACCCCTGATAAGTATCTAAGAATAAACCACCACTCCCACTGGTGTGGTAGAAATGTCTATAAGAATTATTAGCACCTCCGCTATATTTTGAAATTATACCATAAGTACCATTAGCCACGTTTCTCTTCATCCAAAAAGAAAAACTATGCTTCTCGTTATCGGTGCCAGTAGCACTGCCATCTATAAAATCCCAGTTATTATCATCTGCACGAGAGAGAAAATCACCCGCCCCATCAAACGAAAATGATTGAGTGTTAGTTGTGGTGTTGTGAAAGCCACCAAAAGCAAATGGATTTATAATTATATTACTCATTATAAAGTGTGATTACTTCTGTATCCTATTATCATTACTTTTAAACCTTTAGCAGCTGTTCCAGCGCCATCTATATTTACACCTACAACAGCATCCTCTGGTATATTTGCATCTGGATTTGTTCCACCGCCACTACCAAAAGTAGTAGTAGTTCCTAATACCGCGCCTGCAGTTATTGATATAGCCGCTGATGTTATGTTATTTGCAGCACCGTTTTCAGTAACCTGAACAGTAACATTACCACTAGTACTAGTCGCGCTTAGTGTTGCTTTTATTTCCTCTACGTGAAATGAGTAAGGCATTGTAAACCTAACTTTGTCATCTCCAGTTGTTATAGCTGTTGTTTCGTCTGACGCGCATATTATAAAAGACTCGTAACCTGTTATAGGTCTAGTTGGATGTCCTAACTCTAACTGGTCATAGTGACCTTCAGACCATCTTTTTATTGATGTTCCTATTTTACCCTCGCCGTCGGCTCTAGGTACTACACTTGGTGTTGCCATATCTTATTTTTTTATTTATTTTTATACGTAATTTCCATCTCCAATAGGGAAGTTTCCTACAGCTATTGGTGTCAACTCTGTATCACTATCCCCGTCTTGACCAACCCTCATGTCCTCAGCATCAGTCATCGCTAAGTTGTTTGCCTCTGTAACAACCCAATAACCTTCGTCATCAGAAAAGTAATTTGGGTTTGGGTCTGTTGCTGGCATCATGTGATTTCTTGAAGCAGTACTAAACATCCCTCCACCAGCGTCACCACCAGTGGAATTACCTACTTCGCCTATATCCCAAGCATCATTAAAGTCTTGAACATTGCTTAGTCTAACGTCACTAAATCTAGGTGTTATTTCGCCAGCTGTCACGGAAGACCATAAATAATCTTCTATAACTACGGCTGAAGAGCGTGAAGCTTGTCCATTTAAACTTAAGCCTAACATTAAACTCCGAAGTAACAGATTATACCACCATTTGCATCAGGTGTAGCTTTAACGCTTGTCCATCTACCATATATAGTTAAACCTTTTGGAAAAACAGCATTGTCAGTTTCTATACCACCGTGACCAGTGCCAAGAGGAGCTGAAAACTCCATGTTAGTACCATTAGAAAGTGCAACGTTTCTAGATAGTGTTAAAACTAAACCGTTAGCTGATATTGCTGTAATAAAAACAGGGTCAATACCTGTGGCATAATCGTGGTGAGATGGAAATGTAGCGCTTGGTGTTGCTGTTGTAACTCTTTGTCCTACTTTAACAGCTGCATTAGTACCAGTCATTGTTATTGTTGGCCCAACTGAATTACCATTACCACAAGCTTGACTAGCGTCACCAGCCGCATGAGCGACAGTTGTACTAATATACTTTGGTCCAGCGGCTACGCCAGCTGGGTGTTGTTCTGCTAGTAACTCAGTTAATATATTGTCTGCTAAAAATTGTATAGCTGTAATAACCATTCCCTGCGGCGGTATAACAGCGCTATTAGCGTCAGTATAAACGCTACCCATAGATCCTAACGGATCAAAGTTGTAATTTGTTGCCATAATTTATTTTTTTACTTTTTCAAGTGAACGTCCTCCGAAGTAGGCACCGATCACGGTTATTAATACTAATTGTAATAAGTCTACCCAAGAAGCTTTAACTTCAAAAGCTATAACACCAGCGTCTATAAAAACTAATAACACTGTTGATACTACTAAAAAAATTAATACTAATGGTCTTATATTTTTGGACAGCCAAGAGTCTGACTGCATGTCCATCTTCCATCTTTCTGTAACTTGTTTTTGCATTTCAGCCTCGTAACTAGCTATAAGCTCTTTAACCTTAAGTTCAGCAGCTAGCTTTTCTTCCTTCGACG